TGCTTCGCCGAGCACCGTACCAAGCCGGATGTGCTGCTGAAGCGGGGCGGCGATTTCCGCCAGAACCTGGGGACGATCCGCAGGTTCGTCAACGGCTGCGACTGGGCGAACGACTTCGCCGAGCACCAGGACAAGATCAACACACAGATTGAGAGGGGCTAGACATGACCACCACGAAGACCAGCGGCCTCGGTGCCACAGTGATCGTTGACGATGCGGCGTCATCCGCGAAGACCATCAGCAACGACCTCACCAACTTCCAGTTCGCCACCCCCCGCGGCGTGCAGGACATCACGGGCGTCGACAAGTCCGCGCACGAGCGGCTGCTGCTGCTGTCGGACTACTCCGTCACCATGAACGGCGTGTTCAACTCCGGCACCGCGAGCATGTCGCATGACGTGTTCAAGACGGTGCCTTCGGCGACGGTGGTGGCTCGGAACGTGAAGATCGAGCCCACTTCCGGGGCGACCCCGTTCCTCAGCTGCCTGTGCCTGCTGACGGACTACACGATCACTCGTGCGGCTGCCGGCGAGTTGACGTGGGTTGTTCCTGGCGTCCTTTCGGACGGGACTGTCCCCCTTTGGAGCTGATTACAACGATTGTCCGGTTCTAGCGTTGGAAGGAGCCGCATGGGATACAAGCGCCAGCGGCAGCTGTACAAGCTCAAGTTCGAAGACCCCGACATGGCCGGCCTCGAAGTCACCATCAAGCGGTCCTCGATCGGCCAGGTTCTGGACGACCAGCGCCGGGAGATCGCGGCGAAAGCCAGCGACGACGGCGCCGCCTGGATCAGCCTGCGTTGCGAGATCGTGGGCCGCCAGCTCGTCGGCTGGAACCTCGAAGACGAGGACGGCACCCCCGTCGCCGCCACTCTTGAGGGCGTGCTGTCCCAGGACATGGAGCTCGTCACCGCGATCCTGGTCGCCGCCAACTCAACGATCTACGGTGTCTCGGCCCCTTTGGACGAGAGCTCGACCTCTGGCGAGACGTTCCCGGAGGCGTCACTGCCGATGGAACCACTGTCGCCGAGCCCGTCGAGCTCGCCCATGCTCGTTTCATCCTGAGGAACTGCGAGCGGTTCGGGTGCCTGCCCGGCCAACTGCTCGCCGAAGACGCCGGGCTCATCCGCCTGCTACTGATCGAGGAGAGGGGGACACCGACCTATGCCTAACCTGATCGAGATCATCATCTCGGGTAAGAACGAGGCGAAAGCCGCGATGGCCGACGCCAAAGCCGACAGCGAAGGCCTCAGCTCGACCATGACGAAGATGGGGGCGGTGTCCGGCCTGGCGCTGGTCGCGATCGCGGGCGAGTCGGTGAAGATGGCCTCGGAGTTCCAGTCCTCCACCACACGGCTGATGACGTCGGCCGGGGAGACGAACGCCAACATCGACATGGTCCGCAAGGGCATGCTCGACATGGCCTCCCAGGTCGGGTTCTCCGCGATCGAGCTGTCCAAGGGCATGTACACGATCGAGTCGGCCGGCTTCCACGGCGCCGACGGCCTGACCGTCCTGAAAGCCGCCGCGCAGGGCGCGAAAGACGAGAACGCCGACCTGGGCAAGGTCGCCAACGCGGTCACCGACGTCCTGACCGACTACCACATGAAAGCCTCCGACGCGGCGGCGGTCACCTCCCAGATGGTGACCGCGGTCGGGTTCGGCAAGACGACTTTCGACGACTTCTCCGGGTCGATGCACAACATTCTGCCGCTGGCGTCGGCGATGCACCTGTCGTTCGCGGACGTGTCCGGGGTGCTGGCGGAGATGACTGCGCACGGCATGAGCGCGGATCAGGCGTCGCAGAACATGGCCAACGCCATGCGGTCGCTGATCGCACCGACCGGCGCGCAGACGAAGGAGTTCACGGCGCTGGGGATCAGTGCGCAGGATGTGCGGGACAAGCTGTCGACGGTGGGGCTGTCCGGGACGATGGAGTTCCTGGCCGAGACGGCCAAAAAAGTCGGGCCGAACGTCCTGGACCAGGAGGCGGCTCTCAAGAAATTAATGGGCACCGCGCCGGGCCTGTCGGTGGCGTTGATGACCACGGGTGAGAACTTCGACGCCACCACGGCCGCGATCAAGGGAATCTCGTCGGCGACGCAGGACGCAGGCGGCAACGTCAAGGGCTTCGCGGAGATGCAGCAGACCCTGGGGCAGAAGGTCGCGGAGCTGAAAGCGGGCTTCGACACCCTGATGATCGAGCTGGGGAACAAACTAATCCCAGTGATCGCGTCCGTGGTCGACTGGATGAACAAGCATCACGATGTGATCGTGGTGGTGCTGGCGGCCGTGGGGCTGCTGGCGGCGGCGACGACAGCGTACTGGGTCGCAGCGAAGCTGGCCGCTGTCGCGACCGCGGTCTGGGAGGGCGCACAGAAGGCGTACGCGGTCGCCACCGCCGCCGCGACAGGCGCCACCGAGGCCATGAGCCTGGCGATGAAGGCCATACCGGTGGTGGCCGCCGCCGCCGGGATCGCGTACCTGTCGGACATGCTCGGTCACCTGGCCGGGGTCGGCGACCACACCGGCCAGAGCGTCACGGACCTGACGACCAAGCTCCAGGACATGGGACGGGGATCAACCGGTTCCTCGCAGCACATGGCGGATCTGGCGGTGCAGCTGGCCGTCATGGGCCAGAAGCTGCACGAGGTCGACAGCGGCAACTCGGTGGCCGTTCAGGGCATGAAGGATTTGGATGCCGCGACCGCGAAGCTGGCGACCAGTGGCCACGCCGACCAGGCCGCGGCCTCGTTCGGTGTGATACAGCAGGCCCTGGAGAAGCAGGGCTTTTCCATCGGCTACATCAACGACCAGCTGTTCCCGGCGTACAGCAAGGCGCTGGCCGACAATGCGACGCAGCAGCGGCTGACGGGGAAGTCCGCCGACAGCCTGGCCGGCGCCACCGACGGGGTGGCGGCCAGCCAGGACAAGGCCACCCTCGTGCAGGACAATCTGACTAGTTCCGTGGCGGCGGCGACGACGGAGTACAACAACGCGCAGAAGGCCGCGAAGGGCTACGCGGACACCATCGACGCCCTGTATGGGAAGTACGGGACGTACTCGGATTCCCAGGCGAAGTTGACTTTGGCCATGGCGGCGGCGACGAAGCAGATCACCGCGGGCAAGGATGCGGTGAATTTGAACACCGAGGCCGGGGCGAAGAATTTCCAGACGCTGGAGGGCTTGGCGACGGCGAACCTGGACCTCGCCAAAAACATGATCAACACGGGGTCGTCGTCGGATCAGGCCACTACCGCGCTGCGTAACGGCGCCATCGCCATCGACAACCTCGCCACCAAGTCCGGGTTCACCAAGACGCAGATCCAGCAGTTGAACACGGAGCTGTACGGCGTCCCGAACGTCAAGGACATCAAGATCAGCGCCGATGTGACATCCGCGTTGAACAGCGTCGCCGAGCTGGCCAAGTCCATCAGCAACGCTGCGAACAGCATGGGCGGCATCGCCATCAAGGGCACCACGATAAGGGCCGGGTTCGCCCACGGCGGCGAGGTGTCCGCGGCGGCGACCGGCGGAGACCGCTCCGGAATGGTCCTGGTCGGGGAGGAGGGCCCGGAGCTGGTGCGGCTGCCTCGGGGTTCCACGGTGCGCTCGAACCCGGACACGATGGGAGACCTTGCCCATGGCGGCGGTAGGGGTGGGGGCGGGCAGCAGATCGAGCTGGTGCTGAGTGGTGCCGATCAGGAGTTCCTGACGTTCCTGCGGAAGATCATTCGTGTGCGTCAGGGCAACAACCCCAACTCGGTGCAGCTCGCACTGGGCCAGAGCTTCTAGGGAGTATCCGTGCCCATCTACACCTCCTTCAACTCCGCGATGGCGACGACGGCAGCGACCGTGAAGGTCACTACCGGTACCGCTATCAAGACGATGCTCCAGGTGGCCACGCCGTCCACCCGCCAGCTGACGATTCTGTCGTGGGGCTACTCCATCGATGCTGCTCCGGCTACGACTGGCGTGGGCGTGGTGGAGCTGATCCAGACGGACGTAAACGCTACGGTGACGGCCCACGTAGCCGCCGGCGTGCAGCCGCTGGACCCGAACGCACCGGCATCGCTGATGACCCTGGGCACCGCCGCCACGGGCTTCACGGCATCGGCGGAGGGCACCACCACCGCGTCCCGGCTGTTCGATGCCCAGGAGATCCTCGGCGTGTCCAACGGCGCACAGTCGAACTACTACTTCCGGGACTTCATGCCAGACGAGCGGCCGATCGTGGCGGTGTCGAAGTTCCTGCGCGTCCGGGTCACCTTCTCAGCGGCGGCGAACATGCTTACGTGGGTCACGTGGCTCGAATAGTCAAAATTCGTTACCAATCCGAGTAGGGAGGTGGGGTAGATGGCACGTGCGGCAACGGCAGGCACGTCGGTGGCGGCCGCCTCCTGGGGCCGGAAGAAGTGGAAGCGCGGCCTGGGTCTTGCCACGCCTGCCTCCGGGAACGTCTTCGACAACGGTCCCGGCAACGAGACCGGTCTCACGGTCGAGATCTTCGTGAACTCGGCGTGGACGGACATCACTCCGTACGTGTACTACCGGAACCTGGTGCACATCACCCGGGGTAAGCCGAACGAGACGTCTCAGGTGCAGCCGCAGACCTGCACCATGACGATCAACAACCGGGACGGCAGGTTCTCTCCACGTAACCCGCTGGGCGCGTACTACGGGCAGATCGGCCGGAACACTCCGATCCGGGTGTCGCGGCTCCAGAACGGGGTGCGCCGGTACCGCTTCTACGGCGAGGTCCCGGAGTGGCCCACCAACGCTGACGTCTCCGGCGCGGATGTGTACACGGATATCGCGGCTTTCGGTCAGCTGCGGCGGCTGGCGCAGGGCAACCAGCCGTTACGTTCCACAATGTACAGATCGCTCGGCCTCGGCCTCGGCCTCGGCCATCAGCCCACTGCGTACTGGCCGTGCGAGGACGGGCAAAACTCGACAGCGATCGCCTCGGGCCTGGCTGGCGGAACGCCGATGACCCTGTCCGGTCAGGCACTGCCGACGTTCTCCTCGAATACCTCCTTCCTGTCGTCCCTGCCGCTGCCACTGCTTTCGGCGAGCACCTGGACCGGCACGATCCCAACGTCCAGTACCGGCGATTCCAACAGCGTGGGATTCTTACTCTCAATCCCACCGGCAGGGGCCGTTAACGGGGCTGTGCTGCTGCGGCTGTACACGGCGGGGACTATAGCGCGCCTGGACCTGCTGTACGGCACGACTGGCAGCGGTTCGCTGCGGCTGATCGGGTATGACCGCAGCAGTGTGCAGCTGTTCGATTCGGGATACGTCTCGCCTTCGATCTTCCCTCGCTTCATCGGCTTCAACGGGCTGCCTGTCTTCGTTACCCTGTTCCTGGGCCCGGCTGCCGGCTCCCCTGGCGTGGTCTCCTATGGGGTCCAGTTTTCGTCTCTGTATCCGCTCACGCCCATCGGCACGAACTTTGTCCTGTCCAGCGGCACCCTATCCGGCAGCATCGGTGTGGCCACAAGTATCATCATCAACCCGGACGGGAACATCAACGACACGGCCGTCGGGCAGGTCTTTTATCAGCCGAATATCGACCTCATAGACAACCTTTTCGCATCCCTGAACGCATGGATAACCGAACTGCCAACAACGCCAACGCTCGCGTTCGGTATCGGAGTTTCCTCGGGCCGGTTCCTACGCCTGTGCCAGGAGCAGAACGTCCAGGGTGCCGTCATCTCCGCCACCGGCATCTACGCAGGCGACGCCACCACCATGGGCTACCAGCTCGATGACACTTTTATTAACTTGGTCCAGGGGCCCGCCACCTCTTCCGGCGGCCTGCTGTTCGAAGCGCGGGATCAGGCTGCCTTGGTGCTACGGGAACGCGGTTCCTTGTACAACCAGTCCGCACAAATAACGTTGGACTATGCGCAGCATCAGCTTTCGGCGCAGCCCGTGCCCGTAGATGATGACGCGTTCACTCGTAACAACGTCACCGTCACCAGGATCGGTGGTTCTTCTTCCATCCAGGCGTTGACTTCGGGAGCGTTGTCTATTCAGGCCCCGCCGAATGGCGTAGGCGACTACCCCACCAACTACGACCTCAGCCTGGGCGCGGACTCCCTGGTGGCGGATGCGGCTGGTTGGCGTCTGCATCTGGGCACGGTGGACGAGCCTCGGTATCCGCAGATCAGTATCAACCTGCGGCATTCCACGTTCACCGGGAACCTGGACTTGATGACCGCCGCGTTCACCGTCGACATCGGTGACCGGCTGGTGGTGAACAATCCTCCGGCGTGGCTGCCGCCTGATCCGATCAGCCAGATTGTGCAGGGCTACTCCGAGACCATCGGAAGGTTCGAGCACGACATCACGTTCAACTGCTCCCCGGAGGA